CATTAATGGAAACAGTAGTAGCATTATTAATGTTTATAAATTTTGAAATTAAGGAACATCGTATCCAGGACTCAATGGCAATGTGCCTCCGCGGGAAGCGCGAAGCAGAGAGAACCTACTCCGATACTGTCTCTTATAAATGTATTAAGACTCAGGCTGAATTAGAGACTAATATTGATGGCTCGATCTCAATCAAAAAAATCGTTCTCAAATAGAAATCCTATCGCTCGAATATTAAGACGCTTTACTTCCAAAAGATTTAAAGATAAAAAGAAGTATGACAGAAAACAATACATTCGGCAAAAAATTCGCATTCAAGACTGAAGTTACTAATGGTACGTGCCCAACGTGTACAGAGCATACTGTATTTGTATCTCTTTATGAAAATATATATCGTTGTATTAGTTGTGGTGCAGATACTGAACAAAAGATTAATGGAGTTATAAGTTTTATGCCTATTGCTTCTGGCATGGTAGGACCAAAACCTACAATTAAACTTTTTCAAGAAGACGATGGCTCGTAAAAAGAAACCATTATTTGGTGTTAGTACTTATATAAAGAAAAAACCTAGAAAACGTCCTGGACGTCACGCAAAAAGACCCAATAAATACAAACGTAAAAAACCCTCGCGTGGTCAAGGTAAAAAACGTGTGGTCTAATGTACAAGATTTTAATATTAGCTTATTTAGTTGGAAGTGATCCGGTTATCACACAACAAAATTTTGAAATGCAGGGTTGGTTTAAAACCATGGACGAATGCCAGACTGAATTGTTGAGTCAACACCCAGACCAAAGCTTTAAAGTCATGAGAGAATTCGTTGAAGATAATAATTTTAAATGGGATTGGCTAGTTGCAGGATGCACGAACGAAGAAACAGGAGAGAAATACATGATTTTTCCTGAATATCCTAATGGAAAACCTTCTGAACTAGAGGGATTAGAATTCGAGTTAAAAGATATATTAATTTAGTCCTTGCAATTACTTAAATCTCATATTATATAGGATAAAGAAATTATGAGATACGAATACACAATTACGGATCAAGAAGGTAAAGAAGAGAAGGTTAAAGCTATGAGTTGGAAGAAGATGTTTAAGAGCTTATTATTAAAAACCCCTAAATTTACAGGTAAAATTACTTACATTAATAAAAAAGAAAATAATCAACTTAAAATAATTAATAATGGAAGAGAAAAAAAATAAAGAAAAAGGTAGAAAGTGGGACGGTAGATCGAGAGTATCCACTGATAAATATAAAGAAGGATGGAATGAAATATTTGGTAGTAATACTACTGTTGAGCACGAACGGGATAAACATAGAGAAAGTAAAGATAAAACACACGGGTAATTGTGATGAAATGGCTCATGCCTGGGTGGATGTTAATATGAAATATTATTCCCAACGTGAAAAAAATCCTAAACTACAGGGATGGTATGATTCAACAGGTAAATTATTACTAGGATGGATTTGTAAATAAACCTATCCTAAAGGGAAATTAAGGATAGGTATTAAAGGTGAGAAGATTTTGAATTAACACAATTTGGCCATAATGTCAATTAAGACCTTAATTCTTCTTTTGGCCTATCTATTTCAGCACAAGCAAATTTAATAAATATCTTATTGGTGTTAATATACTCCTCACCCATGACATTATATAATGTTAAAGTGTCATTGGTTCCTGCATACATACACTCAGCCCAGCTATTAAACTCTATGTTTTTGGTATAAGGTTGTTGACAATTCCCATAGAGAGCCGAGCAAATAATAATGGTTAAAGTAATAATTTTCATCTTGACACTTTTTATGGAATATCCTATATTCTAGTTTACAAACAATGAAAAGGAAAGAACATGACAGACATTAATAAATATCGAAATGTGTCCTTAACACATGATACATATAATACTTTAGTAAAGCTGTCCAAAGTTTTATTACCAGATGCAAAATTAAGCATTAGTAAAACTGTGGAAGCGTTAGCACACGAGAAAGCGAGAAAATTAAATGGCAAGGTTCCAACAAAAGTTCGAGCGGACTGAATCTAATCAAGCTAAGACACCCGAACAAGATCTCTGGACGTCTGTATTAAGTAAAGCAGCTCACGATGCAGTTTATACTTCAGATTGGTTTGAATCTAGAAAAGCCATTGAATGGTTTAAAACAAACAAATCAGACTTTAAGAAAGTTTGCACTTTTGCTGGTTTCAATTCTGATTATGTGTATTGGAAAATGATATCTCCAATTACACAAAGAGAAAAACACATGCATTGTGTTAGAACTGGTAATAGATATTATGTTGAAAATAACATAGGCTTACCAAGAGGTGGAAAAGTCTATCATTCTCACTATCGCATGGGTAAAAAAAGAGGCCCTTATAATGTAAAAAAGAAAAAAGGAAAGGTAGGAAGACCCCGGAAAAAAGACCCTTATTATGTTGCAATAGGTAAAAAAGGTGGTCGACCTAGAATGTATAATAATGTATAAAATAATTTGTACTCACTGTAATGGAAATGGTTATATTCATATTCAGGATAAACGTGGGGAAACGGAAGTAAAACAGTGCTGGACTTGTGAATCACAAGGAGAATTAACTTATGACGAAAAAGATATTAAAAAAATTAGTAATGGCATCAGTGTTACTAACAGTCTTAAACGGGTGTAGTGAATTTGCTCTACTAGCTTCAGGTGCTACGTTAGCAGGATCACAAAACGTTTACGCTCGAACTTATAGTAGTATGGATGTTCTCACCATTATGAGAACAGAGAAGGATATAAAGACACATGTGTACACGAACGCCAAAGAAATATTTGAAAAATCAAGATCCTGGTGAACAGGAAGAAACTATTGCTTATATTGCTGGCCTATTTGATGGCGAAGGGTGTATATCTTGCGTACAACGACCCACTAAAAGATCAGATCGGAACGGAAAAGTATATAATCAATGGTACATACGAGCTGAGATTGCAATGACAGATGAAAAAGTAATTAAATGGCTTCATCACACTTTAGGAATGGGATGGTCCGGACCTAAACGTTATCACAATCATAACTATAAACCACAGTGGCGTTGGTCTTGTGGTTATCAAGATTGCCTGAAGTTGGCAAAGATGTTATTACCCTACTCTAAAGTTAAAAAAAATAAACTACAGAAAGTGATTAATCATTATGCCTAAAGATGACAAAGAAAAAGGAGTTGTAAAGTATAACTATTTTCATTGGGGACCTTTTTTAATGCATGCCAATGTTCCTAAGGAAGAGTGTCAAATTTTTTTAGATGAAGGAAAACGTTGTCGTAAAAACAAAAAACTAGATTTCAGACATAAATTAGCTGGTCATCTAAAAGAAGAATATGCTTTAGATAATCCAGTTAAAATTGCTGCCATTTTAAAAAAATATTTTGAAGCCTACACGATTGGTTATAATCAATGGCGTGGGGCAGGAAGTATTAAGCCTAATTTGAAATTAACAGCTCTTTGGATTAATTATATGAAAGCAAATGAATTTAATCCTCCTCACGATCATAGCGGAGATTTATCTTTTGTTCTTTATCCATCTGTCCCTCAAGACATTATTGATGAATGTAAAGCTTTTACTGGTACAATGAGAGGACCTGGTGGAATCGCTTGGTTTTATGGAGAAGGTAATCGTCAATGTATCAGCGCCGTTAATCAACTTCCTAAGAGTGGTGATCTATATATATTTCCTGCAACATTAAAACATTGGGTCTTTCCTTTTAGATCAAAAGTGGAAAGAGTTTCTGTTTCTGGAAATGTTTTGTTTGATATAGATTCTAGAATGAATTACGTGGGAGATCCAGCAAGAAACGTTAAACATAAATAATGTGGCGTCAATGAATTATAAACCCTTACCCAAAGAATTACATTTAGGATTTTCAGATATTCATGATATCGGTCTATTCGCTAAAGAGAAGATACCTGTAGGAACCAACTTCGGTATGACACACTTACAATTTGGTAAGACAACGATTCGAACCCCGTTAGGAGGCTTCATTAATCATAGTGAAGAACCTAATTGTGAGAAGGTCAAACTTAACTTTACAACCGAAGATCATCAACCTGTTTATAATTTTAGCAAATTTAATTTAATAACAATCAAACCTATAAAGAAAGGAGAAGAGTTAACGTTAAAGTATACGTTTTACAAAGTATGAACAAAAAATATAATGAAATAGAAGTTCTCGAGAAAACCATTGAATGGTTCGAATCACAACTTCAACCGCATGACTGTGGTTGGATGCACACGACCATTGATGGGCTTAAACACCGAATACAATTTATTAATAATGAACTTAATGAACATTTACCCAATCAGTCTTGGGCGGAAGGATATCGCGAATGGAAAAAGAATCACTGTCCGCACAACTAAAACCTAGCGTCTATATTGCCATGCCGTGTTATGACTCGGTGAAGATCGGCACGATGATCTCTATCATTGATCTTATTCAACAACTAGCAAAGAGCGGTATCGCTGTGGGTATTAAAACAATGAAATCCCCTTTGATCCATCAAGCCCGGAACTATCTTACCTCTTTGTTTATGGTCTCGCCTTACACTCATCTATTGTTTATTGATTCCGATGTAGAGTTCAAACCCGAAGCGGTCATCCGCATGCTGGTCCCTAAAAAAGATATTATCTGTACCCCATACAGAGTTAAGTCGGAGGACACGTCGAAAAACATCTATACCGTTGAATTTGTTGAGCCTATGGTTGTAGAAAATGGTTTGATTGAACTGAAAGCAGGGCCCACGGGCCTCATGCTTATTAAAAAAGAAGTCTTTAAAAAAATTATAAAAAATTTCCCTCATTTAAAAATTAAAAACCCAGTGATGATGAAACCGGGAGAAGATCATGAGTATTATTATAACTTCTTTGATTTTAAATTTGACAAAGGTTATAGTGTGGGAGAAGACGTTTCCTTCTGCCAATTGGCTCGGGAGGCGGGTTTTAAAATTTTCGCGAACACTGAGTCGTGGACCGCGCACCACGGATCATGGTCCTGGGAAGGAAAATTTGGAGAGGCGCTGCATGAAAAAAAATAACAAATACTCCTACCACCGGGGTACGATGACCACGGAACACGGATCACGGCACTATGAAATTAGAGGCGCGCGCCTACCCAGCGTCACTACGATACTTGCAAAAACTAAAGATGATCAATATATAAAGCGCTGGAAACAAAAAGTAGGATATGATGAAGCGGAGAGAATTGCCAACCATTCGAGTCTCAGGGGCAGTGCCATGCATAAGTTCTTGGAGAAATATGTCACACAACAAGGGCATGAAGATCTTACCCCGATCGGCCAAGAAGCTAAGCCGATGGCTCAAAAAATTATTGAAGTAGGATTACTTCCTGTTGAACTATACTATGGTTCAGAAGTAACTTTATACTACCCAGGTTTATATGCTGGAGCAACAGACTTAGTCTGTGAACATAACGGCATGGAAACCATTGTCGATTTCAAACAAGCAAACAAACCTAAGCAAAGAGATTGGATTGAAGATTATTTTCTTCAAATTGCAGCCTACGCTATGGCCCACAATCATGTTTATGGCAGCAACATACGCCAAGGTATTATTATGATTTGCACGCCAGATTTATATTTTCAAGAGTATAGATTTCAAGATGCAGATCTACGGAAGTATCAACACCAATTTTTAAAAAGACTGGATCAATATTACAACATTAAGCATGATGAAAAAGAACAGGCAAATGTAGATACAAAAGATTTAATGGAAGAGTTCGAGAAAGAAGCAGGCAGACTAGATAAAGCTAGAAAAGGAGATATGGCTAAGAAGCTATGGTAGAAAGAAATCCCCAGGGAGATTTATTAATGATATTTCCTACCACAATATATGTGCGTAGTTATAAGGAAGATTTTAAAACAGAATTTAAATATATTAGAAATTTAGATTATCAAGATCAACAAGTAACCGGAGCTTTCAGAAGTAAGGACTCCTACTTATTAAAGCACCCATCACTTTCAAAAATAAAAGAATTTATTCTGGAGTCCTTGGATATATATTCAAATACTGTCTTAGGAACCAAACAAAAACTTTCTATTACACAGGCCTGGGTACAACGTAATCCCTATGGAAGTTTTACTCATGAGCATACACACGCTAATAGTTTAGTTAGTGGAGTATTTTATTTTAGAAATGAAGAACATGCTTCAATCACTTTTACTAAAAATGAGCCCAATAGAATCAGAGCACCTATAGATAAACATACCAGACTAAATAGTGATGCATTTCAATTTAAACCTTTATCAGGTGATGTAATTCTCTTCCCTAGTGGTTTGAGACATTCTGTACCTGTGAATGTTAAAAAAGAAAGTAGATACTGTCTCGCTTTTAATGCGTTTTGTTTTAATGAACTAGGAGTAGAAGGTGAATCCACTCATTTAATTTTCGAGGATATTGATGAACAGCGTAGATGATTTTGTAATCACAGCAAATGTAATACCCACGCAGCTTTGCAAATCTCTTATCAGAGAAAGCGAAAAACATGATTGGGCTAAACATAAATGGTCAACTTACGGACAAAAAGAATCAGAATATTCTGGTGCTCAAAAGGAATTAGACACAACTTATTCAACAAAAGAACAATTTAATACTTTAGGTCCAATTATTATGAAAGCTGTTATGGCCTACCAGAACAAAGTTTCCTGGCCAGAAGACCATTGCAGACCATCATGGATTCAAAGATTAACTCAGGTCAGATTTAATAAATATACTAAAGGAACTAAGATGCGTACTCATTACGATCATATTCAAAGTATGTTTGATGGCACAATGAAAGGAATACCAATACTCTCGATTGTAGGATTATTAAATGATAATTATGAAGGTGGAGAGTTTATGATTAGAGGAAAAGAAGTTAAACTAATCAGAGGAGATATATTAATATTTCCTTCCAACTTTATATATCCTCATGAGGTAAAGGATATCACCAAAGGAATTAGATATTCATTTGTTAGTTGGGCATTTTAAGGAGGTAATATGAGAGAACGCATCTATAAAGCATTAATCAGTAGATATACATCTCAAATGGAAGATGCATTATTGAAGATAGATATGCTTGTCGCAGGTGATCGCAACGGTGTCATAGTGGACCATGAAGACATAACCGGCGCTATTGACAAACAGTTGGGAATTGCGGCGAATTGTGACGAGAAGATGTCTAAACTTAGGCGCTTTTATGGCAACAATTAGGCAAACAGAGCTATCCCATAGAATCCAGTGGCAGAAATCTAGATGATTCCATGAGATTCTATAGGAAAAATGATCGTTTTACGCGGGTTTTTTTTCTAGGTTGGCAGGAGTGGCAGAATTTTGGATTTTACTGGCAGACGTAAGTCATTGATATATATAGATAATCTATATATTTTATATAAAAATGCCAGCTTGCCAGACTTTTTTTGCTGATAAATAAAATAGAAAAAAATATATTTTTGCTATATA